GCATAAGGGAGACACTTGAAGCCCTGGCGGAAAAGGACGGAATGGCAGGGGGCGTCCACTACGGAATGATGGAAAAGACAGATCTGGATGTCTGGAATTATTTCGTTTTCGGCAGACAGAAGACCACAAAGGACAGAATGAAGCGCCGGGACCTGCAGACATATTACGAGGTCCACATCATACACGAGGATTACATCCCGGAAGGGTACGTCGACGAGGTCATAGCTGCGTTGGAAGACACTGAGGCAGTCGGAGTGAAGCTCCGCATGACGGATCAGGACGTCCAGTACGACTATGTCAGGAAGGGGAAGACGGAGATGGTGGTCGAGATTGCTACGATCGCGATCTACCGGCCGGAAAAGAGGTGCTAAATGTCGGAATGGTTCGCTCTGGAAGCCGATGCGCTCGACGATCTGGCTGAAACCATGGAACGGTACGGAGCTGGCGCCGGCCAGATTGTGGACGACGTTCTGCACGGCCAGGGCGCACAGATGATCAAGGAGCGCATTGCTCCGTTGATTCCGCAATCCGGGCGCACGTGGAAGGGAAAAGGCAGGGCCGCCGCGGCGGCTATGCCGGCATCATTTCAGCAGGATAATGAGCCGCAGGCGGTGACGATTGCAGCGAGGAACAAATACCACTACCTCTATTTTCCCGACGACGGCTCCAACACGGTACACCACGCGGGGAACCTGCAGTTTATGAGGCGGGGCGCAGAGGACGCGTCCGCCGAGATCATCGACCTCTGCATCGGGAGATTGACAGAGAATTTTTAAGGAGGACAAAAATGCCTAAAACATCTGCAGATGTGTATAGCATGTTCGAATGCGACCAGCTGGCCATCAAGGTCGACGGGGACACCGAATACACAAGAGACGACTGCATCGGTAAGATCACGATCGAGAGAGAGACCAAGACCGTGACAAAGAAATGCCGCGGAGTCACCAAGAAAAGAAAGACCAAGCCTACAGGCAACGGCACAATCACAGTGAGCCTGCACATCAAGCTCGCACTCTATCGCAAGATTAACGCGATGACAAACAAGGGCCTGCAGCCCGGTGTATACGGCTTCTCAAATATCGAGTCGCTCATGCCCGAGTGCTCGATCGCCGCAAGGGTAAAAGACGAGGACGACGAGCCCATGTTCCTCGGCTTCCCCCGCTGCAAGGTGGAAGAGATCAATAGCACCGAGATCGAGAACGGCGGCGAAGAGGTGGCAGAGGTTGAGATGAAACTCTCCTATATGCCCGACGACGCCGGCATCGGAGAGTACCAGGCACTCGCCAGCGAGCTGACGGGCACAGTCCTGACAGAGGATAACTGGATGACCAGCTTCAGCAGCGAAGCTGCGCAGGCATAGGCCTAAAAGGAGGTGAGCGGTAGATGGCTATTTATAAGATCACCATGGAAGACGGCAGCCAGGAAAGCGTAACGCTGGGCATGGGAGCGCTCGCAGAGCTCTCCCGGAAACAGCCCGAGATCTACAAGCGCTACCGCTCTCTTTATAAGCTGCTCGGAAACGGCGAAGGGGTGGACGAGCTCGAAATGGCAGAGCTGATATACATCGGATACCGCGCCGCAAACAGCAGCCGCGACGACTGCAAGGATATGAATGCATTTTTTAACGCCATGACCGACAACCGTGAGGAAATCGGCAAGGTGTTCATGCAGCTCTTTGGAGTACAGGAAAAAAAACAGGCTTCCGCGATGCCTTCCGTAAGGCAACGCGGGAAAAAACGCGGCCGGCGGTAAAAGTCCCGGATTTCCCACTTGAGTCGATCGCAGACTACTACGCATACTATGTCCTCATTATCGGCATATCAGAAGCGACATTCTGGGAGTCAGATGAGGCATTCCTGGAAACGGCCGCCGCGGATAAAACCGCATATGACGGATGGCTAGCATACGCGCAGAGGAAGGAGGCGGAGGCACGTGGCAAGCGCTAAAAATGAGGCGAAAATAAGATTTACCGCGGAAACCGGCGAGTTTACATCTGCAATACAGTCCGCCAATTCTGAAATGTCAACTCTGCGCGCGGAGATGCGGCTTGCAGAAGCGTCATTCAAAAACACCGGCGATGCCGCAGAATACCAGAAGACAAAAACAGAGATCCTCGAGGCACAGCTGCAGGCGAATGCCGACAAACAGGAAGCGTTAACGCAGAAGCTGGAAGCGGCCAAGGCGATCTATGGAGAGGATTCTGAAGAGGTCGCAAAACTGGAGAGAGCCCTGATCAATGCACAGACAGAGGAGCAGAAGCTAACGGGCGAACTCCAGGGCGCAAACACAGGGCTCGAAGAGCAAAAAGACGCTGCGGATCAGGCAGGGTCGAGCGTCGACGACATGGCGGAAATCCTGATCAACGCAGGGATAGCCGACAAGCTCGCGGAAATAGGACAGGCGGCCTACGACATGGCTGCGGAGTTTGATGATGCATCTGCAGCAATCGTAGAAGGCACAGGAGCTTCCGGAGAAGCTCTTGAAGGGCTGAATCAGTCCGCGCAGGAAGCGTTCGGGGCAATTAAGAACGCAGACTCGGATATCAACAGCGTGGCCAACACGCTGGCAGAATTAAATACACGTTTCGGACTTACAGGCGACGAAGCGGAAGATCTGACTGTAAAGATTGAAAACTTCGCCCACCACACAGGAACAGATGGTACCAAAGCGGTCGACTCCATAGCAGACATCATGCACAGATGGGGCATGGACATGGATGACATGGATGGCCTTCTCGATGATCTGACCACGGCAAACCAGTCATGCCAGATGTCGGTCGACGAGCTGAGCGGATACCTGGCCGATAACAGCACACAGTTCCAGGAGCTCGGCTATAGCTCTGAGGAAGCTCTCGCCATGCTGATCGGCCTGTCCGACGGCGGAGCTAATGTGTCCACAGTCATGTCGGGACTGACAAAGGGCATTGCGAACATGTCTGCGGAAACAGATGACGTTCCCGGAGCATTTCGCTCGGCGATCTCTGCCATCGAAGAATCCGGGAGCGTGTCGGAGGCCCTACAGCAACAGGTCGGAGATACAGGAAAAACCGTAGAGCAGATCTTTGGCAAGAAGGCCGCTCAGGAGCTGGCGACGAATATACAGAATGGATCTTTTGCAATCGGCGACTGGACGAAAGCCCTGCAGGAAAACGACGGGGCGCTGGAGTCCACTACAGAGAACGCGACGACCATGTCCGATTCATGGCAGCAGGCGGTTAACAACGTCCAGATGGCTCTCATGTCCACATTTGCGCCGGCAATCCAGTCTGTAGTCACAGCGGTATCCGGAGTCGTCACACAGGTCGCGCAGGTCGTACAGCAGTCTCCGGTACTGCAGGCGGTAGTTGTAGGAATAGCGACGGCCCTCGGGATCCTCGCGGCTGCGCTGGGGATATCGGCATTGATTACGGTGGTGACAAAAGCGTTTGCCCTGCTCAACACGACCCTGTTGGCAAACCCGGTATTTCTTGTAGTCACGGCCATTGCAGCATTGGTCGCGGGGCTGATATACGCCTGGAACAACTGCGAGACGTTCCGCAACATCGTGACAGGGGCATTTGAAGCGATCCGCACATTTGTCGTAAATGCCATAACATTTATGCACACGAAGATTACAGAGATTTTTAACAAAATCCGCACTGTGATCTCAAATGTCACAACGGGCATCCGCTCCAAGGTCCTCTCTATCTGGTCCGGCATCCGCAACAGCACGACCAATACATGGAACAATATCAAGTCGGGCATCCAGTCTGCGATTTCCGGAGCCCGAAATATCGTCACGAATATCACAACGGGCATCCGTTCCAAGGTGACCTCGATCTGGTCCGGCATCAAGTCCGCGACATCGACAGCCTGGAACTTTATCCGCAATGCAATAACTAATCCGATAACGACAGCCCGCTCTGCGGTATCCAAAGCTATAAGCAGCATCAAGTCTACTATCTCCTCTGGATTTAACGCAGCCAAGTCCACGGTGTCCAATATTTTTGGATCGATAAAGGACAAGATCAAGTCTATCATGGACGGAGCGAAGAACGCCGTATCAAATGCGATCAGCGCTATTAAGTCAAAGTTCCATTTTTCATGGAGCCTGCCGAAGCTTAAACTGCCGCATATCAGCATCAGCGGGAAGTTTTCCATCAATCCGCCATCAGTGCCGCATTTCTCCATCAGCTGGCACAGGCTCGGTGCAATTTTCGGTAAGGCGACACTGATCCCCGCCATCAACGGGATCCACGGCGTAGGGGAGGCAGGCCCGGAAGCAGTGAGCCCGATCAGCACACTGCAGGACTATGTAGCGAAGTCGGTGCGGGAAAACGTTCCAGCCATCGACTACGATCGCATTGCGGCAAGCGTGGCGCGTGCGTGCGCAGCCATGGACATCCGCATGGAGCTCGACCACAGGGAGGTCGGCAGAGTCGTGAGGGGGTGCTTATAAGTGGAACTGTACTATGAGTGCTCAGACGGCACGATCATAAACTTTATGTCAGATACCATATCGCCGGAGTCGCCGGAAGCCTTACTGCACAATGAATGGTCGTATACGACCATCTCGGGCGTTGGCGGAATAGCCAGGATAAAGCGCTTTTATAAAGACGCACAGGAGTCATCACTGACCCTGCAGATCCTTGCCGATGACGCAGACCAGTACAACCAGATCATGGAACAGATGCATAAGTGCTTCGAGCACGACGTTAGGACCATGCAGCCGGGGAAAATCTGGTGGAACGAGTACTACAAAGAGTGCTTTGTCGTTGAAGCGGACTATGACGAATTCGAAGAGCTTTTCGAAGCAGTGCAGAAAAAAATTACAATCCTGTCGGTAAGCCCGTACTGGACAAGGAAGCACGCCTTCGAATTCGCGGCCTCACCGGACACGGAAGGATCGCTCGACTATCCCTTTGACTACGGCTATGACTTAGGGACCGGCTTCGACTATGACCGGGCGGATGTGGTCGAGTTCCTGGAAAACGGCACGGTATACGACGCAAATTTCGAGATCATCTTCTACGGCCCGTGCGAAAATCCGCAGGTGGTTATAGACGGACACTACTACACGTTGTACACGGACCTCGCGACGGGGGAGTATGCAACAGTCAACTCGCGGACAAAGAAGATCCGAAAGCATGACAACACCGGGCAGGAGGAGAACATTTTCCACACTCGCGATAAAGACAGCTACATCTTCCAGAAGATCCCGAGCGGGCTTGTTCCGGTAAATAAAGCCAAGGACCTGGGCGTCGATATCGTCCTGTATGACGAGAGAGGAGAGCCTAGATGGATCTGATCTATACAAATGCGGCAGGGGTCGACATCGGGGTGCTGGAAGCCTACGAGCTCGACATGGCCTTCGGCGTGGACGAGAACGACTTCGAGTGCACGGTCGACTCCGCGGATCACTGTTGCGAGCCGGGGGCGAAGATCTATGCAGTGGGCGAGGAGTACGGAGGAGTAGTCGACTCGATCGCAGTAGACACGGAAGCCGAGAAGATCACATACAAGGGGCGCACATGGCACGGAGTCCTGGAGGGGAAAGTGATCTGCCCGGAGGGAGGCCAGGATTATCTCATCCTGAGCGGAGAAGCCAATCAGGTCCTGGCGCAGCTCATCCAGCACATTGACGCGGGCGACGTATTCCAGGCTTCGACCGAGGACAGCAGGATCGATATAAATGCATACCAGGTGCCGAGATATGTATACGCCTATACCGGCATCCGCAACATGCTCAAGGCGGCAGGGGGCAAACTGCACATGCAGTGGACGGGCTCCAAAGTAGAGCTGTCCGCCCTGCCGGCCATGGACTACTCACGAGATGAAGAGTTTGACGCGTCGCAGACGACATTCGAGCTTGAGCAGCAGTACAGGCCGATCAATCACGTGATCTGCCTCGGCCAGGGCGATCTGGCAGAGCGCGCAGTGATCCATATATTTTGCGACGAGCATGGCGGAGTACAGCCATACACGGAAAAGGACCTGCCGATACAGGACAGTGATTACATTCTCGATAAATCGCAGCAGATCATGACGGGCGCCGACGAAGTCTCCGAGGTGCTCGATTATCCATCTGCAGAGAAGGTGATCAACTACGACCCGCTCACAGAACAGCCGGACGACTGGGCGACGGCCTGCGACAGCTATTTTTACCTGGATGCGGAAAGCGATGAAGCAAGCTATAAGGCTGTGGACTGGGATGTGATCGAGTATGGTATCCAAAAGATGCAGCCATATGACTGGCCGGTCAACTTTTCCAGCTACTTCGAGAGAAGCGGAGACTCTTATAATTCGGTATCGGGGACAACAGTGTACGTGCTCCTGAGGATAAAGCCGTCGGACTGGGAAGCAAAATACGCAGCATACTTCCGGAAGTCGGGGAGCAGCTACGTGGAAGTAGCTCCAAAAGTCACAGAAAAGTATACGCGCCAGAGCAGGCAGCCAAAAGACTGGGCCGCAAACTACAAGGCATATTACTTTTTCTACACGGATGGCGTGACGTCTGAGTACAGAGAGACGGAAGGCGTGAGTTACAACATATATAACATGCAGACCATGCAGCCGACCGACTGGGCTGACCAGTACGAGAGCTACTACCGCCGATCGACCGCCGCGGAGCTCAAAAAAGAGCCATGGAAGCAGTACAGGCCGATCGAGGCGGTCAAGAAAAAGACGACCAACTCAAAAGGAAAGACCGAGACCAGGGAAGAGGCACCGCGCTGGAAGGCGCGTACATATTACACGGCGAAACGGATGGAACGCGCGCCGGCATGGAACGAGGTACCGCGCTACACATACAGCAAGACCGAGTCGGCGCCTGCATGGGCGTCAAACACTTTTTACACGCAGACCGAGAATAATGCACCTGCATGGGCGGCTGATAAGTATTACACCAAGATCGACGAAAAGGTGGCGCCGCCATGGATCTCCGGCATGTATTACAAGGCGGTGGAAGATCACTACGCGACGATGGTGGCGAGCGCCCTGGAGCGCCTGGAGGAGGCGCACGAAGCATCTCCGATGGAGATATCTCTCGAAGAGTCGGATATGGTCTACGACATCGGCGACGTTGTGGGAGTGCTCGAGCCTTCTACCGGGATCAGCGCTACGCAGGAGATTACCAAGAAGGTTATCAAGATTAACAACAACGACATAAAAATCACATACGAGGTTAAATAATGGCAGTACATCTTGTAACGGGATACGCGGGGCACGGGCACGTGACATCCGCGGATAAGGGCCTTTTTAATGCCGGAGTCTGCGGGCTTGACAGATATGTCCTGCAGACCGGCACGCGCTTCGCGGCCTCGATCACGAACAACAACTTGATCACGATCGGCTCCGGAGATCTCGTAGACCAGGGCAGGCATATCAGCATTCCGACAAACACGACGATGGACGTAACCGTGGAAAACGGCACGCAGGGCCGCAAGCGCTACGACCTCATCGTTATGCGCTACAGCAAGGACGCGGCGACGAGCGTTGAGAGCGCGTCGCTGGTGATCATTAAGGGGTCGGAGACGACAGGCACTCCGGTGCTCCCCAGCTGCATTACGGGAGATATTTTTTCCGGAGCCATGCAGGACGATACGCCTCTGTACCGGGTCTGCATAAACGGCCTCACGCTGGAAAGTGTGACACCGCTTTTTACAGTGATCGACTCGCTGGCGGGGCTCAAGAGCACACTGATCAACGCAGTATATCCTGTGGGGAGCATCTATATGTCGGCTGTAAACGTCGACCCGGCGAGGATCTTTGGAGGTACATGGGTGCGGCTGCAGGACAGATTCCTGCTCGGCGCGAGCGATACATACAGCGCGGGATCCACAGGCGGCGAGGCGTCGCACAAGCTGACCGAGGAGGAAATGCCGGGGCATACACACACAGGCCCGAGCCATACGCATGTCGTCCCGGAGCACACACATACAGCTACAAGCGCAGGCGCAGGCGGGCACAGCCACACAGTCCCGCAGCACACGCATACAGCTACTGCGTCCAGCGCAGGCGCGCACTCGCACAAGATGCCGCGCTGGCAGTACGCGACGCCTACAGCGGGAGGCAAAGGATACCTTGCGCAGGGCAGCGATGCAAGCGGCAGCACATACACATCGACATCGGCCGGAGCGCATACACACTCGATCACAGTGGCAAAATGCGCAGCACTTAATGCATCGACGGCGGCTGCACATACACACTCGATCACAGTGGCAAAATGCGCAGCACTGACGAGCGGAGCATCCGGGACTGGCGCGACAGGGCCTGCAGGAGGCAACGCTGCACACAACAACTTACCGCCCTATCTGGCTGTGTACATGTGGAGGCGCACGGCCTAAAGGGAGCAGAGCAGGAGGACAAAGATGGCAGATACATGGGAATTTGTGCCCGGGAGCACTGCTGGAGCATATACGGACGACCTCATCTTCGAGGTGGACTGGGAGACGAAGGAACTGCAGAAGATCCTCGGCCAGACATTGATCGCGGGAGAGGAAAACTCGCAGTATATCCGGTTCCAGATGGGAAGATACTACGACGGCATAGATCTGTCGGAAAAACAGATCTACATCGTTTTTTCTCTCGAAAAAAGCTATTTCGGCAAGACTCTTGCAGTCAGCATCGAGCGCAATGATGAAAATATCAGGTTCGGATGGATTGTGCCAAAAACGGCCTGCGCGGTAAGTGGGGCGCTTGAATTCTATCTCAAATTCCAGGGCACAGGCTATGTGCTCAAGACAAAAAGCACAAAGGTGCAGGTGGAAGAGAGCAGAGAAGAGAGCGACCTCATTCCGGAGCCGACAAAGGAGGTATGGTACGAGGAATTCAAGAACCGCGTAGCGGAGAGCATCGCGGCGGCAGAGGGAGCCGTATCGACAGCGACGGACATCATGCAGAGGGCGGAGACGGCCGCGTCATCCGCGCAGCAGTCGGCTGGATCCGCGGCGGCATCATCGACCGCGGCGGAAGAGTCTGCGAGAAAAGCACAGATAAATTACGGATCCCCGCTGAGAGCAGGCACTGCTGCAGAGATGGAAGAACACGGCAGAGTATACGTATACGCCGGATCCGAAGACGGCTACGTGTTCGGACACTGGTATTACTACGACGGCTACTCGTGGATCGACGGAGGCGTGTATAACGCCGTGGAAGTGGGCACAGACAAGACCCTCACAGAGGAGGACATGCCCGCAGACGCTGCGGCTGCCGGCGCGATCGCGCGTGTATTCCTCGCACTGGGCCTGCGCGCGGGAGACGACGGCAGGATCATACAGCGCCTGCCGGCAGAGGGATAAAAACATTAACGGAGGTAGATAATGAGCGGATATGTTGATGGCGTGTGGTATGACGACATCCAGAGCGCCCCGAATCTGGGCAGCATCAAATGCACCGGCACAGATGGAAGCGACCATATGATTAGGAGCTACATGGGCCTGTCGCAGGATGTGGACAAGCTTCCGACTTATGTGAGGACTGGGTCATCCTGCCTCATGATTGACACGGGAGCGATCTATTTCTACGAGGAAACGTCGCAGCGGTGGATTCCGCAGTAAGAGGCAGGGAAGGAGGCACAAGTGAAACCTGTAGAAGTTTACGCTCTGCTGAGCAGCCGCCTCAGGAAGACACAGGAGCAGGTCGACAGCCTTTCCGAGGAGACGATCGGGGCTGCGGCAGCGGCATATATACAGGAGCATCCGGAAGTGCTCGAGGAAGCCCTCGGGATCCATAAGGACCAGGACGGGAGGATCTTCCAGAGGGCGAGACTGGCCGAAGGCTAATACATCTATACCAACTAAAGGAGGAAAAGGATGAGCAACTACGTAGACAAATTTCTCATGACAGAGGAGGCCGGCAAGCAGATCGCGTCTGCGATCGACCGCCAGAACATGCTCCTGACGCGGATGATCAACGCCCAGGAGGGAGCTACGCCGGTCGCTACCCTGCAGGAGATCCACAGGATCGTGCAGGCCGGCGAGGCGCAGGGCGCGTTTGGCATCGGCGACCAGATCATGCTCAACTACAACGACGGAGCGCAGGACTATGTGCTGCCGTGGGATATCGTGCACTTCGGCGATGTCGAGCTCGCAGACGGCGAGACTGTCCCGGGGATGTATCTGCAGTCTCACTATGCGATGGAGGCATGCCAGTTTGACGGGAACGAGGCATTTTATGTCGCGGACGAAGCTCTGCCCGTCGGAACCTACTACGTCACGTTTGGAGACAGCTGGGGCAACAACGTCAAAAAGGACGAGAGCTACGCCTTCGCGCTCACGCAGCAGGTCCCGGCCGGCGGCATGTTGTTGTTCGGCAAGGCGTCATCTACGACTGCGGCACTGCCTGACACTGATCCGGCAGAATGGCGCGTGTGGTCCTTTGCGAGCCAGACGGCCGCAGAACCCATCGAGATCGTATCACTTGCAGCAGGAGCCGCGGGGACGAACCTCGGAACACTGTCTGCAAATACGAAGTATGGAGCTGCCGGCCTCAACCAGCTCCACAGATCTGCATACGGATACAACCGCTGGAGCCAGAGTGCTATCAGGCAGCGCCTGAACAGCGCGGCGGCAGCGGGAGCATGGTGGACGCCGCAGAACCGTTTCGACCGCCAGCCCGATCAGCTGGCTGCGCTGCGTGGATTCATGGCAGGCTTCGACGAGGAATTCCTGAATATCATCAAGCCCGTGAAGGTACGCACGGCGCTCAATACCGTGACCGACAGCGAGATCGGGACCTACGAGGACACATACGACACGTTTTTCCTCGCATCTCTCGAGCAGGAGTACATCGTGCCGCAGCTGGCCAGCGTCGAGGGTGAGGCGTGGGAGTACTGGAAGCAGCGCCTGGGGCTCGCATCTCCTCAGGTAACAGGAAACGCAGGAACGAATGCCGCTCACATCCGCTACGGATACAACGCCAAGAGCTCGGCTCAGACCTGCCGCCTGCGTTCGGCGTACCGCGGCAATGGCAGCAATGCATGGAGCGTGGCCACGGCGGGCGGCGCCGGCCCCAACTACGCCACGTCCGCGCTTCGGTGCGCTCCGGCTTGCGTCATCTGCTAATCATTGCAATTTCCCCGCCACCCACGGATGGCGGGGAGGAGGACCGGGAATATGTCAGTGCCAGTCAATCAAAGATCACACGGAAAGCTCGAGG